GTAATGTTTTCGGTCGAACCATACACTTTCAACCGGGTGACTATGTTTGCGGATGAAACATTTTCCCTTGTCAGTTCATACAAGCCACGCCCCTTGCCGTATTGGAACGTATATGGCAAGGTCTGACCAACTTTTTCATACAAGTTGATTGTATAAACCCCGTTTGATTGCTCAATCTCAAATTCGACATTGAAGTTCGATTCACTGCAAAGGTTTTGCAGCACCGACAAGCAATTATCGGATTCACCGAAAGTCAAAGTCTTGTCACTCGCCGTTTCAGGGCATACGCCAAGCACCCATTTGCCCGGAAAGACACGGTTTGCATTGGCAATAAGAACGGTCATAAAGCGGTGCAAATCTCCTGTGAGGGTGTCGCCCTGCACGTCCTGCAATTCGTTGGTGGTCGTGTCAATGGTGACATCGTAAGTCACCCGGAAAAGGTCATATTGTATGCCCTCAAATTCCAAGTCATATTGAAATTCGTGCATACCCGTTTTCTTTGCTTTCGGCAAACGGTTCAACTTGTAGTCACGCCCGAAAACGGTTATCTTGTCGCCAATGCCGTATGTTTGCGGGAATGGCGATACAACGGTCAATGAAACGGTATCTTCCGCATTCAATGCCCATTTCTGCTTTGCGGATGAAATATCGGTTGCCGTGCGCCTGTTGGCGATAGGCACACGGCTTCCATCTGCTTTCGCAATGATTATGTTTGTTAGATTTTTTCCCATACGACAATGGCATTTGTTTCAAACAATGAAATTTCGTCAATGCAACCCGTGATTACCGGGAAATAGTCACCATTTGCGGCGTAATTGTGCGTGATTTCCACTTCGTCACCGCTAATGTCATAATCCACGCTTCCATCACCCCAATAGATGTTCACGTACTTGTTTGAGGTCAATTTGACATTGCAAGTCTTTGTCGATTCACCAACCCGGATATGCTTCAACACACGCTTCACGGGTTCGGGTTCAACTAATTTCAACTTGAACGTGCCAACCATCAATTCATCATCCCATTCTTTCGTGATTTCGATTGCATCCTTGCAATAGACTTCATAAATCAAGGGTTTCACCGGGTGAACATCAATGGTAAGGCGGTTTGTTCCTGCCTTGTCAAGCTGTTGTTGGAAAGATGTTACCTTGCGGATGAAATCCATCTTGGAATCCGCCTTGACAAAGCAAGACAAGGTGATTTCACGCGGTTCATAGAACTTGTGCATCAAATCAACACTTTCACCGTGATAGTTATCCCATGACAATGAAGCCGGGGTCTTTAATTTCGGGCGGTTCAACACACCGTCAGACCCGGACACATAAACGCCGTATTCCTTGAAATTCACGCCGTCAAGCAAATATCCTTGTTGCTTGCTGCTTGACATTTCGTTGATAAGTTCGGCTTGTGTCAAGGCAAGGTTGTAAAACTTCACATCATCCAACAAGCCAAAGCCCCAAGAACCACCGTAATAATCTTGATTCAGGGAAACGCCAAGCAACGTGCCGGAATTGTTTACGGTCTTAACAAGTGAAGAATTGACATAAAAGTTATACATTCCCGATTTCTTTGTCAAGGCAAGCGAAAACCAAGAACCGGGCTTTGCTTCAATGGGTACTTCCACATAATTTTTCAACCCTGAAAAGTTTAGAACCCATATAAGGCTTTGAGGTGAACCCAAGTCGGCTTCACGGTTTTGCACCCATAACATCACGGTAAAATCAATCGTCATGTTCGGGAACACGGTTTTCGACACCTCGCAAGTGTCAGACCCGGCAAAGGAAATGGCATTGCCGTTCTTGCCTGTGACGAAATGCGCACCGTTCACCGCGCCATCCGCACGGTTTTGGCTGTAATCATACGCAATCAAAGAACCATCGCTTTCATCGAATGGCATTTGAAGAATTATGTTGTTTGCATCCATATCAATAAGTTTTTTTCTGTTTCTCAATGATTTTCACAACCGCATCATCGGTTGCGCACTTGATAACCCGACCGCCGCCGACATAATGGTTCACGCAAACTTTCGCCCGGTCGCTCGCGCAAACATTGACAACGGCATCATCGAACACGTCTATCACCACAAAGGCGTTATCCCTTGCAATGACATTCAAATTCGCATTGTGCTTGGCGTATATCTCGCACACGTTGAACCCGGTTACTTCAACACGCCCGCAAGTTGCCCCAAGACACACGCATTTGGGCTTATTTTCGACTTTTATATCATCATCAAGGAAAACCCCGTATTGCTCCATTCTGCCTTTGAAATGCGCCCTAATGAAGTCATTGTCGGGGTAATCATGGGCAAGGCAAAAATCAATGCCTTTCAAGTACATTTGTGCCATCGCGCACACATCGCCATCCGACAATGACTTCAATTCATTGTACCACGGTTTGCAAATGCCATTTTTCTTTGCCTGCCTTGCAAGTTCTTTTGTTAAGTCCATATCACTTTGTTTTATAGTGAAACATATTCGGTTATGACAAACCTTGCGCACGTAACGAATCGCCGCTTGGTCGCTGCAATTCCCTGACTGCCGAAAGTATGTCTTGAAGATACCTATTGTAAGCCGTATTGTTCGCAATGGTGTTCAAGGCTTGCAAGGATTGCCGCAATACTTGTGTCGCTTCCATCTGATTGATACGGATTGCATTCATTTGCCCGGCTATTATGTCGGCGGTTTCTTCCGTAACACCTTTGACCGCGCCCGTCAATGAATCTTCCGAATCATCTTCAATTTCCAAGTCCTTGAACAAGTCTTTGTAAACATCCAACGCCTGATTGTAGTTGTTCGCCGCCGCCTGAACTTTGGCTTTGAAGTCTGCAATTTCCTGTTCCGTCAGACCGTCAAAGATGAAGTTGTCGCCCGACCAATACCCCATATCGGTGTAAAGGCTATCCAACGCGCTTTGCAATTGGTTTTCAAGGAACTTCTTTTTAAGTTGATTGACAATCGCATTTTGCAACACTTCATTAACCGTTTGTTCAAAGGCATTCGCCGCATCTTCACCAGCCTTGAATGCTTCCGTCAATGAATCCGCCAATGTTGATGCAAAGTCCTTTGCGTTGGTCTGCAATATGTCGTTGGCGATTTCATCATACAAATCTTGGATTTGTCGGTCAAGTTCGGCGATTTGGTTTTGGTAATCTTGAATTTTCCCGTTGTCGGTGTGTTTCTTGGAATACTCATCATTTATCATGCCGCGCAAGTGTGCTTGCTGTTGCTCCATGTTATGAATCAACGCCATTTGGTTGTTATACACTTCCGCGCCCAACGCCTTATCAACCGCCCATTCAAGTTGTTCATAAGATGCTTTCAGCTTGTCGATTGCTTCTTGGTGGCGTTTGATGGATTTTTCCGCCTTTCGGTCACGGCTGTTGAAAAGGTCGAAAGCGGATGAAAGCAACCCGACCGACCCTTGAATGATTGACAAGGGGTTGCCCGTTGCAATGCCGCTTGCGACTTGCCCCGCTCCATCCAATATGCCGCCAATATCACCGATAATGGCTTGTGTTTGTTCATCCATCGTGACACCCATCTTTTCCAACCCGGACGTTACGGCATCAAAAGCACCGCCCACAAGTTCAATCGCACCGCTTGCGCTCTCAAACATATTCGTCAAGGCTTTTTTCTTGCTTTCATCATCCGCCGCCTTGCCATATTCCTTGATTGAGGAAATCAACGACTTAAACGGGTTGCGTTCCCGTATTTCGTTCTGCATTTCCTTGATTTTGTTTTTGAGGGTTTCAAGGTCTTTCGGGTCAAATTCGATACCAAGATAAGCCCCGTCAAGGTTGTTGATTTTATCAATCAGTTCTTGAAGTTTGCGGGTGCTGATTTCGTCAAGGTCGCCAAACATCAATTCCCAATCCGGGTGTGCCTGTAATTCGTCAAGGGCGAATTTTGAAAGGGCTTGCGCTTGCGCCCGGTCTATCGCTTCGACCATTTCCGTGTTCCCGGCTTCCTGTGCTGCACGCCGCTTTTCATCGTATTCATCAATGATTGCTTGCTTGCGTTCCTCAAAAGTGCCATATTCGGCAAGCATCGCATCATAATCGACACCGCCGATATTGCGGACATCCTTGTTGTATTGGGTTGTCCTGTTTTGAATGGCATTGTCTATTTCCGCACGTTGGGCATCGGTGGTTGCCTTTTCGCGTTCACGCATCATCAAGGCAACATCATCATTGAATTGCTGTTCAAGACGGCGTTTTTGCTCGACATAAGAAGCATATTCTTCAAGCAACGTTTCAGTCTGTTGCCGTGCTTGTTCCTGCACGTTGTTTTCGGCTTCATTCAGGGCATCAGCCTTTGCGGTGTCAAGTTCCGTTCCATCGCCGGACAATTCCTTTCGCCTTTGCTCAATGATATTGAGCATATCAAGGACGGTTCGGGCATTCGACAATTGGGCATTCAATTCTTCGTTGAACGCTTCCAATACGGTTTTCTTGGTTTCTTCTGCAATGGCATCATTAAGTTGCCGCAACTGCTTGTTTTGCGCCTTTGTGCGGTCTGACACATCAACCGCCAAAATTTGGTCACGCTGATTCTTCAAATAATCAATGTATGTCGCCCCCTCTGCAAGCAAGTTGGCAAATTCCTGATTGGCGGAACGGACAAGGACTTCATCACCCGAATTGACCCACTTCTGGAAACGCTGATATTCGGATTTGTACTTATTCAGCTTCTCAATGAAAGGGTCTTGGGTGTTGGTGGTTGTTTTGGTCGTGGTTGTAGTCTTTCGCCCGGTAATCGCATCCGCTTGCTTTTGCAGCTTTTCGATTTCCTGCATTGCCGTTTTGTATTCGGCATTGCTTGTCAAGTTCTTTAATGCTTCCTGCTTTACCTGAATGGCTTGTTCAATAGCCCCCAATGTGCCATCCGCATAAGTCTTGGTCGCATCAATCCCGGCTTGCTTTAACAGATTGAAGCCGTTTGATTCTGCATGGGCTGCATTCTCAAAACCCTTGGTTATTTCAGCCCTCAATGCGTCAAGTTGGGTCTTTGCTTCCGCTTTGGCTTCATTGGCAACCTCAATTTGCTTGAATATGGGTGCTTCATTAGCGGCGACACCGACCATCACATTTTTTGTCACGGTGTCCGGCATCGCGTTGTACGCCTGTTCCTGCTCTAACAAGGTTTTCACCTTTTCTTGTGCTTGTTGAAGATAAACCAATGCTTTTGCCTTTTCGATTTGGGCATTGATAAATGCTTGCTTGTTGGCGATAAGCAAGTTTTCAGCATCCGTAACCCCATTGATGGAAACACCCAATTCATCAAAAGCCGCCTTGTTATCCTCAATGAACTTCTTTTTGGCTTCCAAATCATCACCAAGGGCATTCCACTTCAAGGACAATTCTTCAATGGTCGCAATGGGCTTGTATGCGTTTTCCGCAAGGGATTTATAAAATTCTTGCGCCGCTTTCTTGCCCTCATTCGCCTTGCTGACAAAATGGGATATAACGGCAATCAAAGCCCCTATTGCGGCGGCAATCCAACCGAATACCGGGATTGACTTTATAGCCGCCCCGACCATTCGGAACGCCCCGGCAAGACCTATGTTCGCGGCTGTTCCGGCAACCGCCGCCGTTGCTTGCGCCCCGGTCGCAACCGCATTTGCACCTTGTGCGGCGGTGTTTCCCGTTTGTGCTGCTGTGTTCGCTTGTTGTGCGGCGGTGTTGGCGGTTGTTGCCGCCGTATCTGCAACGGTCGCGGCGGTGTCCGCCACGGTTGCAGCCGTTACCGCGACTTGCTCACCCCTGCCGACCGCCAACAACTTGTTCCACCATTCTTTCAATCCGTTGATGGTGACAAGTTGGAATGCTTCATCTTTATCAAGGGCAAGTTGCACTTCTTTCAACCCTATTGTGATAGCCATTAAGGATTGAACTTTAAGCATAATCTTTTGCAGATTCTCGTTTTCACCGCTGAACAAGGCAACCGCACCTTGTGCCGCTGAAAATGCGCCTGACACGCCGGAAAGACCCGACAACAAGCCATCCCACATCCTTTCACCGCGCTTCAACATATTTTGTTGGGTCGTGACGGCATCCATCGCTTCCGACAATTCGCCCATTTGTGCTTGAAGTTCCTTATATCTTTCGGAACTTGTATCGCCTGCAAGTTCCAATTGCATCAATTCTTCACGCACTTCACGCAAGCGGGTACGGAATGAAACGTGGGATTGTGCCGCATTTTCGGCTTCCTGCGCCGCCTTTTCAATCTTTTGTGCTTCCGCTTCCAAGGCATCGGATTGTTCGCGCAATTCATTCAACAACTGCTTGCGAACCGTGACTTCACCTTTGATTGCATCCGCACGGTCTTGCAAGGCACGGTAATCATCATCGCGCCCGGACATGAAAGCATCACTTGCGGCACGGCTTACGCGGTCATATTCGGCACTCAACCGGGAAATTTCCTGCTCGTGTTCCTCACAAGCCGCGCCGATTTGCCCAAGCGTTGAACGAATGTTGGTAAGCCCCATTGAAGCATTGCTTGCGACACCTTGAAGATTGTTCAATTCGTTCATCAAGGCGACAAGACCTTTCCTTTCGGAATCAAGTTCTTGTTTCACCGCATTAGCTTGGGTCATAAGCACATTTTGCGCTTCACCCGGTTCAATCGCGTTTATCTTGGCGGTCAGGTCATTGTATGAATTTTCCAAGTCCTGAATCACCTTGCGTTGTATCTCGATACACTCGACTATCTCTTGCGTGGTCTTGTCCATAACATCACCGCTTCCGGCAACGGCATTGGAAAAGCCTTGCACGCGCCGCAATGTTTCATCAATAGCCGCATTAAGCTGACCATTGTCTAAAATGGATTTGAAAGATAATGACCCACCGTCTATTTCTGCCATATTACATCATACTATTAACGTAGTTCATAATTTGTTCGCTGTTGTCCTCTGTCAATTGAATTTCCGTGTCATTATTGTTATCCAAGTCATAACCCGGTGCATCAATCATCATCCTTTGAACAACCGACCACGGAATGCCGTGTAACAAGTAGTCATAAGTCCATCCGAAATGCTCACAAATCGCACCCCGGCGACCGTGCGGACTGTTTAACCCTCGTTGTTTTCCTCTATCCGAATCGGCATCGTGGTTCTTTCTGTTGAAATCAATCGAATAGAGTTCATAAAATCCCCAAGATTCCCCATCGTATTGACAAGGACATACAATTTGTATAAGGTTGAAGATTTGATTTTCCGGGCAAACAATGAAGTCAATGCTTCAAGTCTTTTCGTGTCCTCAACCCATCTTATGCCCGCCTTTCCGGGCTTGGGTATCAACCTATCTTCGCCAAGCACGGCAATGGCGACAATCTTTGCGCACCGCAATGAATGTTTGTGCGCAAGTGTCCTTGCCATCTTCATGCTGTCCATACCCGCTGACTTCATCGCGTTTTCATCAATGGCGATTTCCACCGATTCAGATGTAATGCGGTCAAGGGTCGCAAGGGTCATTTCCTCAATCTTGAATGTGCGTGTCACCTCTTTGGGCTTGTACCGCCTTATCAGACCGAAAAACTTTTTTTTCACCTCAAATTCGGTGTCTTTCAGTTCAAACGACACGCCCTTGTTGATAAGGGTGTTCAACTCGTTGCGTTCTTGTTCAAGTTGCTTCTTTTCGTCATTCATTACTTTTGAAAGTAAGAAGCCCCCGTAAGTTGTCACACTCCGGGGGCTTCGGGTTTTTGTATTAAACAATCAATGCACCCCGAATTACTCCTTGGCTTTCGGCACGCCGCGAATGGCTTTTCCGGCTGTAACCGCCATCGGGGTAACGGTGAAGTCCACAAGGAAAATTCCTGCCGCCGACATATCCGCATTTATGACCGCTTCAATGTCGCCGTTGGGAATCTCAAAGTCCAACCCCTGTTCAGATTCAACGAAAATTGCCTTGTTTGCGACAACTTCATTGCCATCATAACCCCACTTGGGATTGGACGAATCGCCCACATTCGCACCACCGACATAATCAATCAAATCTTGCACGTTGGCATCCATGATTGAGAATGTCAGGGTCGGGATTTTGCGTGACTTCTTGCGTACTTCCGGGGCTGCCATGCCTTCCTCGAAATGTTCCGTCACGTCCGCCGTTGCCTGTGCAATCTTACAAGTGTTCTTGTAAGTCTTGCCGATTTTGTTTAACTCGGACGGCATTGTTCCATTGGGTGCTGCCGTTCCAACCTTGATTTGGCAAAGACCAAGGGTTATCAAAGATGTTCTTTCTGCCATAACTTTTAATCAATTTGAATGTTCCAATCAATGCGAATGTTAGCAAAGTGTTGTTTGGTGTTCGGCTCATACATGATTGACATTGTGCCGGGTCGCATCTTCAACCCTTTGATGTTCGCACTTCTCACAATCGCCAAGACTTCATCCGTCAAGGCTTTCAAACGTGTGCCGTTTTCTGAAACCTGCATTTTCCCTTTTATCTTCTTGGGGGTGTCCGGCGTATAGATGTTGATGTTTGACGTGCCAATTTGCGGCAAGCTGTCTTGCCCCAAATCAACGGTGTTCACGACAATATCTTCATCAACTGAATTTTCCGGGCGTTCATCACGCACATAGCAACCACCCTTAATGGATGTTTTGCCATTGAGCAATGAAAACAAGATTCCATCCGTGTCAAATGTAGATTTCATTATTCGGCTGCACGTTTAATGTTCGTAATCAGTTTTTCAAGCATTCGGGGCAATTCCCGCTCTGCAAGATGTTCGGCACTTGATAGGACATTGTAACCCTTTGCTTCCACGTAAGCGGCATAATTCATTCCGGCGACCACAACAAGGGCAACACCCTTTGTTTCCTTTCCGACCTTTTCGGCGATTGTCTGACCAGACTTCATGCCCCTTGCCGCTGCTTCGCTTTCCGCACCGCTCGCCGCATCAAATTGGCTATGAATGGCGATACCATCAACAAAAACTTGATACCCGGTGGATGAAGTCAATGCCCCCGTCTGCATCATATAGCCTTTGTTGTTCCTTGCTTCCGTCAAGCACATTTCGCCAAGCCTTTGAAGCCTTGCAATCTGCTTGCGCTCGATTTCGTCAAGGAAAGCATCAAACCGCCTTTTGACATCTTCTTTCGTGAAATTTGCCTTTACACCCATAGCCGTGAATGAAGTTGTGAGGGGTCGAAATTCAAGCATATTCCGGCAATCCGTATGTCCGAACAATCCTTGTCGTTTGCAATTATCACCTTTGCGCCTTTGGCTACCTTTGGGCAAGTCTTTGGGCATTGGATAACAGATGTTGCCTTTTGGTATTCACCCCCGGCAACCTGATATTCCGTGCCTTTGCCGTCCGATTCCTCACGGCACATTGAAATGAACTTGCGCGACACTTCACATTCCGTCCAATTGCCGTTGGCATCCTGCATGGATTCCCCGGCTTCTTCGATAAATAGAAAATGCGGATATTGCTTCACGAATGCCATATTACCAAATGTTTGAACGGTTGCGAATCTTGGGGCGTGACACAAGCACGTTTTCTTTGCCCAATTCATTGCACAAGGCGGCATAATAGAGTTTGACGGCATCCATATTCCAAGATATAGAATATCCGCCCTCTGACACGTTTTGGGTCATTCCTTTGAGGATTACGGACATTCGGTTATACACCGACATATCACACGCCCTTACGTCCACAACGGCATCCGCTTCAAGACCGCCTTTCAAAATGATAATGTCAATATCATCTTCCGAAAGGTTAAGTCCGTTCAATGCTTTGGTCAAATACTCCTTGTTTGTCATACTCCTTTGTCTTGCAAAGCCGTTAGGGTGCTTTTGACACACCCCAACGGCGAATGTTGTTAGTTCTTATTCCAAGTAGTCGCATTGGTCTGCATCAACACGCTTCGACCTGAAAGATTCCAAGCCGGGAACAAGTTGGCGATTCCCTCCGTGACTTCCTGAACGGGCGATTCATTAGAATACTTCTTGACCAAAGTATGACCGTGCATGACCTTTTCGGCAACGCTTCCGGGCATCTTCTTTGCGTCAATCGGCTTCTTCCAATAGGTGTTTCCAAGAACCTTGCTTTCCGAGAAAAGAATGACATCATCTTCAAACGGGTTTGAAGTGACACGCGAACCATCGGCAAGTTCGATTGTGATTTCTTGGTCAATCACAATGAACTGCAAGCCGCGATAAAGTTCTTTCTTCTTGGCAAGATATGCGTTCACGGTCGCCAAATCGGGCGAATCCTGCGTTCCCGTTGCATTCTGAATGTAGGATGAACACTTCTTCCAAACTTCTTCCTGTGAAGCGAATTTTTCAAAGGTATCAACATTCATAAATGCGAACTTGTACGTTGCGCCAAACAACTTCTTACCAAGTTTAATCGCCTTTGGAATGTCCTTGGTAAGCGGTTTTGCGCCTGTGCCGCTCGTGTATGCCGTTTCAACGCCAATCTTCTGTTCCGCCGGAATCAGATAATCAACGTCATATTCGGTAACGACCGCCGCATTGTTGGAATTGGTGAACTTGACCTTTCCAAGCGAAATTTGGCGCAATGCAATCCATTCCGCACGGGCTGCAACGCCATCCCAACAATACTTGGTATCTTCCGCCCAAAACTCGACAAGGGCACGCAAATCGGGGTTGCTGCTCGACATTGCGACCATTATGTCATATTCGGTCAATTCATCTTCGTTCTTCTCTCGTGATATGGCGATTTTTGGTATATCGCCCTGAATGCGTGAAATCGCTTCACGGGTCTTGCGTGAAATTGTCGCACCCCTTGACACAAGGTCGGCGGCAATCTTCAAGCCGGATTGCGCTTCAAGCATCTTCCACGTCAAAGTATTTGTTTCTTTGAGTGGGAAAAGGGTTGGATAATAGTAATCTTTGAGGTCGTAAGTGCGGATTACGGCTTCCATGTCCTTTTCATTCAACCCAACCATCAATGATTTTTGCATATCGGTTTGCTTTTAGGGGTTACACATAAGCGATTGTCTTTAATGCCGACTTGATAGCGGCATTTACTATGGGTGCGGTTGCTTCTCGCACAACACCGATAACCCATGCACTTACAAACAAGTTGTCGCCGTCCTTGACATCTTCATTCGACCCGGCTATTGCAACCGGGGTCACTTTCAATGTCTTGTTTGCTCCACTCGATTCAAACGCACAAGTTCCAGCCTTGACGACCGCACCAAGGGTCGTTCCAACGGTGATAACATCCTTTGCCGGGTCTGACTTGTCAATTGCCGTTATCTGCTGACCATTGCAAGCATCGGTTGCGAACCTGTCACCAACTTTGAAGTGGTGTCCTTTGGCAACCTCATACGTGGTTGCGGTTGCAATCGCTTCCGTCAATATCTGTGCGGTCTTGCAGACTTCAAACAATCCATCAGAACCAACGCCAAGGGGTGTTCCCTCGAACAACCCCGTGCCACCCAAGTTTGCGACCTTGACGGTAACGCCACCGGGTATATCTGCAACACGGTGAAGAATACACTTCACAACACGGTTGTCCTTTTTACGGTCAATTCTCAATCCCATTGTTTTGATGAATTAGGTGTTAAACATCTTTGCCCGTGAACACGTTGTTTTCGGGCTTTTGGCTGTTAATGAAATCGGCAACGCCTTTTGAAATACCGCTTTCTTCCTTTTGGGCGAATAGCGGGCTTCCGCCGGAATTGCTCAAATCAATATCAGCCTTGTTTTGATTTGCCGTGGCAATGTCCTTTTCCTTTTCCGCCAAGTATTCGTTGAAGTCATCGTCCGTGTCGAACTTCATGCGGGCAAAGTCTTTCAAGGTTTGGTTCTTGAAATTCTCATCCTTGCAATTCGCCAACTTTTCGTTCAATGATTGAAGCCTTGACTTTGCAATGTTGTCACGCTCATAGCCTGACAACTTTTCTTGAAACGGCTTGACGGCTTCCGCAACTGCTGCTTTTACCACTTCTGAAATATCGTTCGGGTCGGGCTTTGGGTCGCCGGGTTCAACCTTTTTGCCCTTATCCACGAAGTCATACTTCTTTTTCAAGTTCGTTTCAAAGGTTTTGTTGCTGTCGGACACTTCCTTATCCACATCGGCGCGATACTCCTTGACAAATTCGCCCACTTGCGCATCGGTGAGTTTATCCACAAGGGCTTTCGCTTCATCTTCGGTTGCGCATTGTAACGCAAGTGAACGTGCCAATGCTGTCAAACCGTCCTTTCGCACGCCTGAAAACTTTGCAATCAGTAATGCTAAAATTCTTTCTTTCATTCCGATAATCTTTTTATAAGTTCACAAATCATGCGTAAAAGTAATGTGTTTTACTATAATACACCTTAAAACACATATTGACTTATCCTTGATTTATCCACATTTTGCATTGCAAGTGCATTTTATTGGGGTTAAATGCTTGTTTTATTAAATATAATCATTACTTTTGCGGTGTGTTACTATAAAACACAATGCAACATTAAAAATTACGCAACAATGGAACAATCAATTTTCAATCTGTTTGATGCAATCAATCGTGAGGGCATCGACAATTCAACATGGGGGCTTTGCCAAGACATTGCCGACACACAAGCCTATTTCGGCTCAAAAGAATCTTTCGCACTTCAAGGGCAATTTGTGTATGTGTACGTTAGCCCGGATTCTTCTATGCCTTTCATGGATAGAACGGGCATCAAACCCACTTATACACTTTCTCTTGAAGATAATAACACCACTATCAACATTTACCAACTCTAAATCTTGCAACAATGTTAATCAAGGAAATAAAACAAGCACTTATCGGCAAAGTCCTTTCGTATTATGATGGATGGAACGGGTCAAATGATTATTTCAAGATAGGGTATATCAAGGGGTGTGGCTCATGTATTAGTGTCTATCCCGAAAAGGGCAAAGGCTTTGGGGTCATTATTCCCAAAGCATACATTCCTAAACTCATAGAATGTGGCGAATGCGTCAAACACAATGAAGTTGAACGGTGTTCTTTTGAAACAAGATGGGTTTTGTTTTGATTTTAAGTGTTTTACTATAATACACAACAATGAATAATCATTTGATTGAACTTGAACGAAAGGCAATAAAATTCATCCGTAATGCCGAAAAACTTGCATTGCGGATGAATGAAAATGGCTTCCATGTTGCCTTTTCCGGCGGCAAGGATTCACAAGTATTACTTGCCCTTGTCGAAATGTCAGGTGTCAAGCATCATGCGGAAATGCAAGTCACAACCGTTGATTCTCCCAATTTGATGAAGTTTGTACGCACCAATTATCCGCAAGTCCGTTTGAACTTGCCCAAACTGAATATGCGCCAACTAATCTTGAAGAAGAAAATGTTGCCGACACGACAAGCAAGGTTTTGTTGTGCGTTCCTAAAAGAACAAGCCGGGGGCGGGAACTTGCACTTGTCTGGGCATCCGCAAAGCCGAATCAAGCCGACGGGCAAAGCGGCACAATGTAGAAGTATTGGGGCAACGTATCGGTTATGAAATACATGACGGACAATTGCATACAATCAAGGGCGGCGAACAACTATTTGAAACAGACACCGAAACGAAAATCTATTGCGTAAATGGGAAAGATAAAGTGGTTATTTCACCCATATTTGAATGGTCAGATAAGGACGTTTGGGATTTCATCAAGGGGAATAATATGCCATATTGTGATTTATACGATATGGGATTTCATCGCATCGGATGTTTGTTTTGCCCAATGGCTTCCGTCAAAGAGAAAAGAAAAGAACTTGAATTGTTCCCACGCTTTGCCGAAAAGGTTTATATAAGGGCAATACGTGAACTAATGGCGCAAACCGGGAATTATTCAAACTTCGATTCACCCGAACAAGTCTTTGAATGGTGGATTTCAAATGAAAATGCCGCCGATTGGCTTTCCAACAAACGTAATCAACAAAATCTTTTTAATTATGATAACCATAAAACTTTCTGAACTCAACAAAGTAAAAATGTCTGTAAATCCGCCTGAATGTGTTGTTAAGGCGGATTATAAAGTAATTCTTAACGGAATGGTCAAACAATACATCGGGATTGGATGGATTGACATTGCACCAGCGACCCCCAAAGATTATGAAACAATACCCCAAGTAATAGATTAACATCAATATAATCAAAATGGAAAAGATAAATTTTGAAGCACTCGCAAGCAAATATGGCTTGACGGTGGATTTTGTGAAAGAACTTCACGAAAAGGTCATTGACAAAGAGAATTTCGCCCGTGCGGTACGGATGTTTGCGGTCGGATTGCTGCCTTATGACATGGCGACCGGGAAAGCCCCCATCAATGTTGCAGAATATCGGCACAAGGTCGCCCAAAATATGTGGGCGTTCCGGCGCAAGAAAGCGGAAAACATCAAAGCTGCAATGGAACAACAACGCAAGATTGTTGAGTATTACAACGGATGCAAGGCATTTACATTGAAAAATAAAGCCGTCAAAGACGTTGTTTTCGTCAAGGATGGGCATTTGGTTGCCTTTGCCCATTTTGAGCCGAAACAAGGCGGTATTTACGGCGCAAACAACGAAGTAATGCCCAACTTCCGTTGGCATCCGCACGAATACTTGGCAAGGTTGCGCAAGTTGAACAAAGCATTTTATCGGCAAGTAAAAAAGGCGGCATTTAATTCGCCGCGTGAATGGTTCGATTTTAATTTGAAGTGACATGGAAATTCAACATAACACAATGCCACCAAAGATACATTCTTGCAAGGATGTTCAAGGGAATAAAACGAAATATCCTTGGGCTTCAATGAATGTTGGTGATTCTTTTTTCGTAGATTCATATTCATACAAAAAGCAATCCTTGTTGATTCAAAATGCAAAGAGTTGGTGTGATAGAAATTTCCCCGAACGGAAATTTACGACAAGAAAAGAAAATGGCGGTATAAGAGTTTATAGAATAAAATGAATGGTAATACAATATATCACGTGTGTTTTGGCGACAACAACAACCATTATTTCGGGTCTATCACCGCCATATTCGACAAGTTTACGCCTGTTGAATTGGGCGTGTCAAAGTCACGGTTGTGGTCTTTCGGAATTTCCGAAAACAAGCCGTATCGGAATGACAAGTGCATCATCTATCGGGGCATAATACACCGAAAGAAAACCAACCGCAAACCGCCAAAATAAAAGGGATTGGGGCTTAATGCCCCTTTCCCTTTCATTCGTTGTTTTCCGCTTCAAGTTCCGCCTTATACTGACTTTGCACGGCTTGCAACAATTCATCATTGTTGGTCATTTCTGCATACTCAATCAAGACGTGGGCATTAAGTAGGGGGTATTCTTCCAAGTCACGAAAGAAATCTTCCTTTGACACGACCAAATCATTGATTATGCTTTCATCATTGCAGAAATCATAAATCGTCTTGTTTTTTAAGTTTGAATAATCCATAATGTTGTTATTTGAATGGTTCATAATGCAAAATTACTTTATAATTCCCTCATTTTTAAGGTAGTTTTCTATGGTTGTTGTGCTTGCACCTCTCCGACACATCGCAACAATCTTCTTCAATTGTGCCTTGCCTATCTTTTTGCCATTAGCACCCTTGAATGTGTCAAGTCCGCCATCCAATAATGCTTGGATTGCCGTTGTTTCTTGCTCTGAATACTTCAATGCAAACAGATTCTTTTTTGCAGACTGCAACACTTTGTCCGGGTCAAGACCACATTTTTGAATAACGAAATCATACCCAAGCACACGGCGATTGTAGCCCGTTGAATCTCGATTGTTGATAAATTGTGGTTGTGGTGTCTTGGCACAACCCAATTTAGAATAAAATTCCGGCAAAGTCTTTCTTGCCACAAATTCATTCATCATTTCCATCACATCGGTTTGAATGCTTGTTGTGTACATATTTCCCGGAACATTGCGGTTGTGGGTAATCTCATGCCATAATGTCGCCATTGCATCGGCTTCAAGGTCTGTTATGGTGTCTGACTTGCCTTGCCCGATTTTAGCCAATGCCGACTTAACACGCTGCAATCTGTCGGGGGTAAGCCTTATCCGACCATCCATGTATGTGTCACCATTAACGCCACGCCGGGTTGTAGGCGACAACTTCAAATCACCATTAGCAAACCATTTGTCGGTTGTAAATTCTGCATTGATGGATTTGAAAGTTTCATCAACATCCGCATCCGTCTTATAGTCGGTCTTAACGGCTCTATGTGGAATATCCTTGCCACTTTTGCCTTTGGCTGCATCAACTGCCTTTTGGATTTCCTGTTGGAATTTAACCAATGTGTCTTTGCATGAAGCCTTTGACATAATCCATTCCCGTTTGTCGCCTGTAATGGTGGCAATCAATTGCAGCATATCGGAAACGTCAATCTTGTACTTCCGGGCTTCTTTGACCGCTTCATTAGCATCATTGATGAATGCCTTATATTCTTGCTTGGCATTTTCAACACGTTTTTCCAATTCGTCAATCGCCCGTAAGATGTTGCTTGAATCAGGCGTTTTCATTGCATCGTCAAGAATGTATGTATTCAAGCCCCATTCGCTGCACTTGGCACGAATATCCGCATCCTTTTGTTGAATTTCTGCCGCTTTCTGTTGAATGGTCGCAATTCGGTTGGGTATTCTTACAATATCCTTTTCGGCAACATACTTGTCAAGCATTTGCAATTGAACGGTCAAGCCCCACTTGCTTGCCAACATCCTTGCTTGGGTGATTTGTGGCATAAGGGCGTTAAGCTGCTGTTGTACCGGGTCAATTTGCTTCTTGGTTTCAAAGTTCAACCCCTTGGATAACTTGCCGTCCGTGAAGTTGTCTTTGATGAAATAAGGTGTGGAACTCCAATTTGCTTGCGCTTCTTCATGTTCCTTGACCCACTCTTTGAAGCCGTCCGGCACATCGACAACGACATTCTTTGCTTCCAAACGCTTGTATTGAGTGCCACGCAAAGCCGCTTTGAGGTCGCCCAACTCGTTTTCATCAAAGGTTTCTTCATCCATCAGGATTGGCACGGCGTAACACATACATTGCGGGTGCCAGCCCTTGAACTTGAAATGCTTTGGATAACGCCCTTTCAGCTTCTCGCAAATGTCACACTTGCACAAAGGTTCATGGTTAGACCTTTTGACCTCAAACCCCACGACAAAATCAAGGCTTTGCCAACGCAAATAATCGCTTTCACGGTATGCCATATTGATTTCAGACCGTGTAAGCCGGGCGGCATTCTTTGCGCTTGACCTGTAAACACCACGTCCGGGGTGGAATGCCCTTGCAGCCTTTGACAACACAAGGTTGCCCCGCTTGTCACGCACACGGCGGAACAATCGGTTGGGGTCTTTCAGGTTCTGCCGGACATCCCGTGAAAGTTGTGCCGCACTTCGACCCTCACCCAACCCGGCATCAAGGGCGGCTTCAAGTTGTTCACGGTATTGCCCAACATACTTCCAAATACGTTGTGAAAGGTTCATTCCCTCAACCTTGCGCCCCTGAAAGGTTTTCAAGGCATCCAAATTTTGGTCTTGCATCTTTTTCAATTGCGCCTTGCTCAACTTGGATGTATCAAGTATTGAGGAAATGAAGCCATCATTCTTGCTGCAAGCAAACAACCATTGCTTCTTTGACCCCGTTTCAATGACCGTTGTAATGCGGCTTGCAAGTTGCTTGGTGACACTTTGCATAACCGCCTTGACACTTGGGTAATCATCGAAAGAAAACGGCTTGTCGGGGTCATATTTGCCCTTTGCCGCCGCCCTTGCTATTTCGGCGGTCGCCTTTTCAAACAAGGCATCAACGGCTTGCGTGTATTGCTCCGTTTGCCTGTAATGTGCGGCATCGAATGTCTGCACCGAAAATCGCTTTACTTTCTGCCTTTTAGCCATTGCCCCTTAATTTGAAGTGTTCGCATTGAGGGTCTGACAAGAACTTGCTATATTTCCCCTCTTTGTGGAAAGGGCATTTGCACATGAACAATTCACCTTTCCAATTCTTTTCGTGCCAATCACATGAATGCGCACAATCCCGGCATTGATGTTTTGGCGTTTCAATGACTTTCCTTTTCATCACGCATCCCCTTCAAGTTGTGGTTCACCGATTATGAACGAATTTTCACTTGTCATTTGGTCTTTCAATTTCTGCATGGTCAATTCGACATTGCTTGAAAGTCCGGCTTTCTCGACCGATTCTTCTTGCGATATAACGGGCTTGTTGCCATTAGCCGTAAGCCAATAGTTCAATTCGTCAATCTCACTTGTAAGCATATACGGCACAATTTCGGGTTCAATGGCAATTGTTTCACAATCCGTTTCCAATGCGTTGTTCATCTTGCCGATATAGGCAAGAATGACATTCACACGGCGTTGCAAATAATCATCGAAGATTTCCCGTTTGTCTTGAACTTTTAGATGGGCATCCATGAAAAGCAACTTCAATGCAATGCCGCTTATAGCCCCAAGCCCCTTGACCGAATCAAACGAAATATCCGGCGTTTGGGTGATTGTATAAATCATCTTCAAAAGGGTTTCAATCTCCAACTTGACGGCTTCCGGGGCTGACTGCCAAGACACATATTGCATGGTTGCACCATCTTCACCCTCAATGACTGCACCGCTTTCGCCTTTCTTTGCCCATCCTTTGATTATGCCCGTTGTGAATATCTTGGGGCTTGCGTGATAGTCGTTTGTGTCGGCAAAGTTCGACAACAAGGTTTCCAAACGGTCAATCAGTTTATCCACATCTTCCGTTTCAAACTTGGGTTGGTGTCCGTAAATCACGGGGATTTTGCCTATCGTGATAGGCTTTGGATAGCCCGGTGCGGCTTCATAGCCATTTTCCCCATTAATCCACAACCAATGTTCTTTGTCTGTGAATGTTTCAAAATAATCAACGGCATTTTCCCCGGCATCCTTTCGGCTGAAAGACCGTGAAAAGGCTACCATGTCGCCCGTTTCGTCAAAATAGGGGTAAAGGGTATCACCATAAGCGGGCGAAAACAAGGCACAACGCAACTTGTGTTTCGACTTGAAGCCATATTTGGAATTGGGCTTATCTACCGTGTACCAATACTCCGCACATTCCTTGTAACCGAAAATGGAACGACCGATTTTGCGGTTCAAAGAAGTGCTTTTGACATCATACAATATGCGGTTCAAGGCAAAGACAATCGCCGCTTCATTGTCATTGGATGGGGTCGCATTGTAATTGATAGGGTTGCCGAAACAGAAAGACACGGCACGGTTTATTATCAACCTTTGAATGGCAAGGGCGATTCTTGCAACCTTTTCCGTTCTGTAATTGGTACTTTCGCCATCCACCGTGATAATCTTTTGCGCCGATTCCGCTTCATCGTCGGCATCAATCTTTACCCGTTTATCCTTGCGAATAACCGGGTCGTTAATATCATGCAACTTGGGGTTAAGTGCCTTTTCTGCACTCTCCACATCAGGTTGTGGAATGAAACGGCAAGACTTCAATTCCGAAATCACATCATTTGCCGTTGCTTTCTTGAAAATTTCGTCAATTGGCATATCTTTATTGTTTTATAGTGAAACACTTTAATATCCAAAAAGCCCCGCCACATCCGATTTGCGGTGGTTTGCTCTTTTTTCGATTGTTCCCGTCAATGCGTCCGGGGCATCATCATGTTCATTTTGCCCGGCTTTCAAATAGCCGCATATCGCCTTGGCAAATTCAGGGAATAGGGTTTTCCAGCCTTGCGGCATGAATGTAAGGTTCTGCACCATTGCCGAATGTTGGTATATCCTCGTATCTTTGTTTTCGGTTTGGTGAAATGCCGTGAATGCCGTTTTGCCGTTGCCCATAAGTCGGCATTGCTTTTCAACATTGTTCTTGAAAAGGCGACCGCCGTTGTTCGCTTCGACAATGCACAAGGCAACGCCGTGTTTGGTCAGCATCTTTGCAAGTGCGGGTTCTGTGTACTCAACCGGGCGTGTCGTGTAAAGTACATCCACAACATAATTGGCAACATCCGTTTCATCATAGACAATGGCGCACAAATAATCTGCGCCCGTGTCCGCCGTATCGACATAACATTTCCGCTTGACATACTTTGTCGCCGGGCGAATGGTGTATTCAACAAAGCCGCTTTCGTACATAAGTCCGGCACGGGGTTGGGGGTCTTGTTGATACAAGGATTCAAACACTTGGGGATTGCGTTTGCGTATCGCTTGCAGCTTCTTTAAGCTGTGTCTTTCTTCCCAAAGTGCTTCACCCTCTTTCCGTGGGTCATACTCTGTCGGCTTGCCCTCTTTGATAGCCTTGTAAACGACAACAACCCACCCATCGGGATTGTCTTTGGGGTCATATACGCCTTGTTGCCGTAACAACGTACCCGCCAAATCATCTTCATGCCATCGTGTAAAGACAATCAATTGTTGGGATTCATTGTGAAGTCGGGTTTCCGCCACCGTATCGTACCAATCCGACACACTTTCACGGACAATGGGCGACCATGCCGTTTTTGCGTCCTTGTAAATATCATCCATGATAAGAATATCAACGGGTTCACCTGTCAAAGCACCGCCGACACCAACCGTCTTGAAGCTGCCCCGGTGTCCTACAATCTCGCATTCATCCGCATTGCGCAACCAAGACCCGGCAATCGTGGTCACATTGGCGGCATTAAGGTTGGTTTCCGGGAATATCTCGTGGTATTCGGGGGTGTCGATTATCCTTTGGATTTCACGGTTGAACTTTCTTGCTTTGGGGGCATTGTAAGACACAATCGCCAACCGTTTTTCAGGGTCATTGCCAAGAAGAAAGGCGGGCAAACGCCTTGTTGAACCCTCGGATTTGCCATGTTGGGGCGGCATGAACACCATCAATTTGCGGATTTTGCCTTGCGCAAAGTCTGTCAGAACCTTGTAATATCGGCGGTGAAAGTCCGCCGGGCGGAATGTGGGCATGGTGGCAAGGGTAAAACGCAACAAATCGGAACGGCTTTCACGAATAAGCCGTTCTTTCAATGCCTTACAATACCGTATCTTGTCAGCCCTTTGCGCCATTATTCTAACTTCCTTTGCAATTCCGCAATTTCATTATCCAATTCTTCATCCGACTTGCCCGCAAACAAATCCTTTCCGTCTTTGCCTGTAACCTCGGTTGTTTGTCTGTTTCTCCAATGTTCCGGGTCGCCATTCGTCAAGGTGAATATGATTGCCGCCGTGTCTGCCTGAATGTGCTTCTTGGTGGTCGTTTGTTCCTTGATTATCGGCTTTGGATTGCCCTTTTCGTCTTTCACCTTGCTTGGAATGGTGACAACCTTTGTTTCGGTCACATCGTAGCCCTGTATCTTCTTCAACAATGATTTCTTTGCTTCCTGAACAAAGAATTGCATCCTTTCATCCTTTGCTTGCTCGATTGCATCGGCAAAGTCGGGGTAATCATCCATCCATTGATGGTAAGTTTTCGGGGTGATACCCACTTGGCGGCATATTTCGGCAATGGTGAACGTGTCCGACTTGACAAGCCCGACAATCTTTTCAACTATTTTCTTACCGTATTTCGCCATGTTACGCCTTTTTTAGTCCATTTTTGTCACTTTCGTTACTTTATTCTTTCAATTCACACTTAAAGCCCCTTTCTTGTAACTCATTGAATAACAAAGACAACTTGGTCACATCACCGCATTCAACAATCAACCTTGTATCAATCACCTTTTTGCCGGGGCTTTCTTCTTCATTCTCGTTTTCATCTTGGGCATCCATAGCAACGCCCCAATCTTCCGGGTCAAAATCGAACTTTTCCGCTTCCTGTATTATCAAGTCCGTGTCAAAAGAAAGGTTCGCTTTGCTTGTGGCGTTATCCGCAAGGGCAAGTTCACGCCCCTTTGCCGAATCAAGGTCAATATCTTTTCGCTTGACCGCCACAAGTGAATTGCCGTCAGTTTCAACAATGATAACATTGTCAAAGCCAATGTCGGCGGCTTTTTCGGCTGTCTTGTTCCCGGCGATAATGCGGTTGTTCTTGTCGATAAGGATTGACCGACCAAGCCCAAATTCCCGTAAGGATTTATCCATCAGGTGTTCGCCAAACTCCGTTCCCTTGTTGAAATTCTTATTGTCCGGGATAAGGGTTTCAATACTCGCTTCGATTATTTTAGTAGCCATGACAACACGGAATGGATATTGAACAACACACAAACAATCAAGGCTACCAAAGCCCCGCAAAGCGCACCAATCATGGTGAAGATAAAGTCCATCAATTCAACCGTGCCGTGACCTTTGGAATCCCACCATTCTTTGATTGCTCCGGCAAGGCTTCCGGCTACAAAACCGACCAAAGCCCCAAACAAGACACCTACAACAAGCGCAATGGCAAAGCCGACATAAAAATGTTTCCGTTTATCGGGTTGTTTGGCGGCTTCTGCAAGGTTTTCCCATGTTTGAATGATACTTTCCTTTGCCTTTCCCCAAAAAGCCAAAATGCGGGCTTTTAACGGGGCTTTTTCAAAGACCATTTCACCCGAAACAAAGACGGGCGGTTGTGTTTTCCCCGAAAGGACACCAAGCCACACTTTACCGCCGAATAAAATGTTCATTCGTTCCTTGAAAGTCGGCTTCCAACAAGAAACACATTGTTTGCCGTCATTCCACACGTGCAATGATGAACATTCATTGTCTGACATGGTGGACGGCTTTTGCAATACCTTTGTGGATTGCGGAAAATCAATTGGTTTCATCTGCTTTTGAATTTAGTTTGCAATGCAATTGCAAAATTAAAGGGTGTGTTACTATAACACACCCTTTTGCAAAAAAAGTTAAGCATAAGTTATCCAACTTTTACCTTGATAGGCAAGCCCGAAAACACCCATGCAAGCAAAGCCGCATCACGCCCATCTTGGTTGGTGTGCCCGGTCAAGCCTGTAAATGAAGCCAATTCTTCTTGGGTAATCTTTCGGTCTTTGCCTTTCCAACACTTGACCAACGGGGCGTGTTCCAACACGTTGATTCCGTAATGCTTGCACATTTCGATAATCTTGCGCCCTGTTTCATGGTTCGCCCCGACATCCTTTGCGATTTTTTCCGCCCGGTGTCCTTGCGCTTCATGGAAATTGCTTTTCCTGACCATCCATCCGGCTTCAACAACGACAATCAATGTTTCGCCTTTGTCAATGCCTGTCTTTTTGCAGAATTGCAAGTAATCCATCAATTGCGGAAAAGCCAAGTTCGACACTTCCAATTGCCGTGTTGTCGGTTTGAGGAACGCCACGCCCGATTTTCCTTTGTCGGGGTCAATGGCAATGATGTTATCATATTTGCACCTCATATCGCACGCAATTAGAATGGCAAATCATCTTCCGCATTGTCGGATGCTTGCGGTTGGGCTTGTGCTGTCTGTGTCGTTGCTCCTGTCGGTTGGCTTTCGCCTTTCAGACCGCACAAGGTAACTTCATTCGCATTGACATTGACGGCGATTTGCGTGTTGCCGTGCTTGTCTTGATAGGTTTTCAAGGACAAACGCCCCCGGACAAACACTTTGCACCCCTTTTTCAAGTATTGGGTAAGACCGCCGCCGTCACCATACCACAAGACGGACACCCAAACCGTTGATTCCGTCACGACACCTTGGGCATCCTTTTTCCTTTCGGAATGCGCCACGTTGAATGATACATATTTCCTGCCGCCAAATTCCTTGATTTCGGCATCATTCCCGATATTGCCAATTACTTCACATTGAAACATACGCTTTTGAATTAGAGTTATACAAATACTTTTCTTTGTTATGCAAGTGCATTGCTTTTGCATTGTTAATATCGCTTGTTGTGCCGGATTGGGCGGTTTTCATTATACCGCATCTTTTGGGCAATGTGCCAATCCAAGTCAATATCCAAAGACTTTGCCCATTCCCGGATATAGAAAATGCCGAATTGAATGCGCTTTTCAATGCCTATCATATCACGGGATAAGCCCTTGCACAATGCAAAAGCATTTTCCGTGAAGCTGAATTTTGCAAACGCCCTGTAATATCGGCAAGGATTCATCTTGGAAAAGTCGATACCCAAAGCCCCGGCAAGGTCGAAAAGGCGAATGGCTGTGTCCGCAAATTCATCTTCAACGGTGTTCTTTACGTGCGATTCAAACACATCATCGAACATTTCCCCCTTTTCCATATCCTGCCGCATCAGCAATTTAGCACCGACCCCGGCTTTGTCGTTCTTGCGGTCGGCTTCTACCATTTCGGCAATTTCCGTTATAACAAGCATCAAACAATGTTCGTTGCTCTGTTTCTTATCCCAAAACCCATGTTTTACGGCGTTGGAATGCGCTCTTTCTGTCATTTCGTTGTAGTTCATAATTTACTTGTTTTTATTAGAATAAACTCAATTGTGCTTGGTGGTACAACAACCGTTGCTTTGCGGCATTGAAATAACCGGGGTCAAGTTCAATCCCCAACATTTCAAATCCCAAGTCATGCGCTGCAATGCAAATTGAACCCGACCCCAAATGCGTGTCAAGGATTCTATCACCCGGCTTTGCATAATTCATCAACAACCATCCATAAAGTTTTATGGGCTTTTCGGTCGGATGAATCGTTTGTTGCTTTGCAAGTTCGCAACGGTTTATTGTCACAACCCTTGTCGGGCAATCAAAGGATGAATAAGCAAGTTCGCAATCTGACATTGTTAGCCCGGTTTGTCCTTTGAACCAGCAAATCCAACCTTTTGTGCCTTTCGACAAGTATTTTACAAAGTAGTTCGCACCCCAAATGATTTGGTTCTTGCTGACCCTTTGAAGTTCCGTGAAGTATTCGGGGGGGGGTAATTTATCCCAACCCTTTTTGTCATGCTGCTTTCGGTTGTGTTTTGGATTCTTGCAGATACATTCCTTTTGTCCGTCAATACCCAAACCATAAGGCGGGTCACATATTGCAAGGTCAAAGGCATTGTCCGGCATTGTCCGCATCACTTCCATGCAATCGGCATTGACAAGTTGGATTTTTCCGAATTGTTCTACATTCATAATCCGCTCGTAACTATATCAAACACCGCCTTTGTCAAGTTTATGTCATATAAGGCATTGTGCAATGATTCATTTTCGACATCAACGCCAAGCGTTTTGGCGACCGTGGATAACTTGAAATTCTCCATGTCAGGGCGGCGGGTCGCAAGATATGCAGATGCAAGCACCATCACATCAATTGTGTTCGACCAAAACCAAGAACCAAAGTATTGGTCGCCGTTCTGCAAGAAGAATCCACGCAAAAATTGATTGTCGAAAGCCGCATTGTTATAACCGACCAAGAAGAACTTGTCTTTCTTGTTGTACTTATCGACATACTTTTCAAGCATCGCAACAAATTCGGAATATACTTGTCGCATTGGCGGGTATGCCAACACTTGTTCACGTGTTACCCCTGCAACTTTCAAGGCTTCATCTTCGATTATCGCCCTTGGGTTTGGTTGAACGTGAAAGTCGAATTGTTCTTTGGAAACGCCATCAATCACGATTTCACCCGATATTTGATGGATTCCATTCTTACCGGGATTTACCCCGGTCGTTTCAAGGTCAAAAAATAATAGTTTCATTTTAGTATGTGTTATTTATTAAACAAATTCAATTGTTGCTTCTCTGACTTGATTTGAATTACTCGCTTAATCTCATTGTCGATTTCAGCTTCAAGCCTTTTAGACTTCTCCAATGCCGACTTTGTGCGATATTTGAAATACTCCTTTTGAGCATCACGCATATCCTTTACTTTGTAAAAGAATTGTTCGGGATTCATGTTGTCTTGTTTTATAGTAATACACAAATTCTTAAATTTTCGATAACCATTGTTCCCATATCCGGCTTGCCACTTGTGCCATCATTACGGGCGGCACGGACATTCCGCACACATAATGGGGTTTATTACCCGCAAAATTGTAGTCTTGTGGAAATGTTGCAATTGTCGTCACTTCTTGGGTCGAAAGATAAAACGGTTTATCATAATGCACCGTTGAATCTTCTTTTCCCGTAAGAGTATTGCACACACGGTCAAGGAATGCAAATTGCGTGTTGAATGTCAATCGCCGTCCATAAAGCCTTGTTGTTACATCACCAAAATCATCATCGGTCGGCAATCTTGATTCCCATCTTTTCCGCATCTCCTTTGATTTTATTTCACGACCAACGCCCGCAACGACATCGGAAAACATAATTGGTGCTTCTTTGAAGTCAAGGTCTAATTTCGGCACATCATTGAAAAGGCTTTGCATCACCAAAAATGGGGTTGCAAGGTCTTTCCGTAAACAGATAAAGAAAACCCGTTCACGCCTTTGCGGAACACCCATCTTTTGTGCATCAAGCAACCAATGTTGGCAATAATACCCGGCATCCTCGAAGCCCTCGTATATCCGTCTTACATAATCCTTGGCTTCACCAAGCAACAACCCCTTGACATTTTCGGCGACAACGACTTTGGGTTGCAGCTTCTTTGCAAGGTCTATGAAGTCGAAAAACAAGGTGTCTAAAACTTGTTCGGCTTGCCCCTCTCTAAACTTCTTCATTTTGCCCCAACTTTTTTCACGCCCGCAATTCACACCAGCCATCGAAAATGTAGAACAAGGCGGCGACCCGTCCAAAATGTCAAGATTGTACAATTCGGGCGGTAAATCCGTTCTATCC